TTCTTTTTCTTCTAGTAATTTATCTTTACTTTCTATTTCTTCTTTAATTATTTGATTATAAATATTCTCCAATTTTACATAATACTTACGTATTTGTTTACCTTTATCTGTTTTTGCTAACATACATAAATTCTTAAAAGTATCTACATTTAACATTACATCTTCTGTTGGACGTCCACCTAAATCTTTACCATTTAGGTTTTCGTCCGTACGGACTAAAACTGTTTTATAGTCTTCATCCTTAGTAAAATTATTCTTTAACGTTCTCTTTGCATTTTCTTTATTCGCAAATCCAATCATTTTAAACACGTGTTCAAGATTGATTGGATAGTCATTTGTTGGATGATAATTCATATAAATATATAGATTCGCGATATACCATTGTTGTTCTTCCTCTGTAAATTCAGTATTAAGAACATTAATCATTTTAGTTTCAAGATTAAGAGATAGAGTTGTGTTGGAATTTTTAACTAATTCGTTAAAGTTAATAGACTTTGGAGCAATTATTTGATTCATATTGTAATATTTATATTAATAGTACTATATTTTTATTTTTAAATAAGTTTTTGGCTACTTCTTTTTTTGAACTATAAAGTAATCTATAAACTCCTTGAGAACTTAAAAAAATAGTGTCTGGATTCCCACTATTTGATGAGTACGTAGTACGTACTACCTTTTCGTCTTCGTCAAAATTCATTATACTCGTTCTAATATTTACAATACCTAATACATTTCCTATATCTGATGCTTTAAAATAATAAATTTTTTTATCATTAACATCTTCGTGTATAATAGATATTGGATTATTTTCAAATGCTTTAACAATACAATTATTATCATTTTTCATTTCTTCTATCATTATGAGTAGGTTATATACTCATATAATAAATTGTTTTTAAATAAGAAACACCTGTTAAAAATGAAGTGTCTTGTTCTACACCCAGGAGGTCGTCCACTTTACGGACGACCTTTTCATCATCAAAATTTTGAATAGAGCTTCTAATTTATGATATACCTGCATTTTGTTTTTGCGCTCGTCCTTACGGACGAGCAAAGTTTTATAGTCTTCATCCTTAGGAAAAGCTGCTCCACAAGTTGGTGGAGCAGCTTTTCTCCATATACTAACTATATCAAGTTTTTGTATTTTCATTTTTGTTTTATATAAATTTTAACTTTAAATTAAAATTTGTAAAAAATAACAAAACTTTGTAAATTATGTTTAATCGTCTTGTTTATAACCAACGATATCACCTTGTCTTGAAACAATGACTTTAAGCTTGCGTGTTTTTGCAAATTTACGTTTTAATTTATCAAATTCTTCCTTGTCTTTATCATCTTCTTCTTCGTAACGTTCGTTGTAATTTGTCGAGTGAAATTTCCACAATTGAGAATGTCCTACTCGAAAATTACTGTGTGCTTCAGCTTTATACCAAAAAACTTGTTCTCGTAAATCAGAGGTATTACCCGACGTTTTTATGACCAGGCATTCGTGGTTTTGTGTACAAGCATCTAATATGTTACAATAATGCTCGAAGCTCGGGATCATACCAGCATAAGCGTCATAGATTCTTTTTCTATTAGCGACAGATGGTTCGTTGAATATAAATACGTAATCGATATTGCTTCTTAGTTCAGGTGGGATACCTTGTGCATATTGCATAGTTAGTATAAAAAGAAAGTTGTAATGTCTACCATTAAAAAAGATACTTTTGATAGTTTTTTCCTTTTTCCAATTTGCAGCATCGTGTAACATATCATCTAATACTATAAATAAATTATTACTTTGATGTTTTCCTGTTTCTGAAAGACCTTTTCCTTTTGCCTCTCTTATTTTACGTTTTTGTCTATTCATTATACTTTCGATTAAATCAGGGTCGTATTCAGAATGTATAAAACAATCTGGAATGAAATCTCCGAAAAATGGAGATGCTTCTTCTGTACCAGAAAAAACTACACCTGATGGTATCTCTCGGTGGTGGAAAAAGATGTCTCTTGCTAGAAAACTTTTGCCGCTCCGCCTTTTTCCGAGTATAAGTATTGTAGCATCTGGTAAAATACTTTTAATTTTAAATTTACGAAGTGAAAGTTTTTCAAAATCGTTGATAAGCATAGTTAATTATATACGTTTAAATTTATTTTAATTTTAAACGTGTTAAAAAAGTGATTTTAAATAATATATATATATTAATAATGAGACAATACACTATTGTAACGCAAACAGAAACAAGACAATTAAATCGCAGCTTAAATTTTGATAAAGCGTCACAACTTGTAAAATTTAATAATCAAGTTGTATGTTATTATTACTATTATAAACCTATAAATATTTGTAAATCCGGTATTAATTACGCCCTAAGTTATGTAAAACGAGTATCCAATATTATAAAAAAGATAAAAAGATAAAAAGAATAAGATAAAAAGAATAAGATAAAAAGAATAAGATAAAAAGAATAAGATAAAAAGAATAAGATAAAAAGAATAAGATAAAAAGAATAAGATAAAAAGAATAAGATAAAAAGAATAAGATATACGTTATTTAATACATTTTCCTTTTTTATTTGTAATTTGTTTTTTTGGTATACCTGTAATAGCATTTATACACATCAATCCGCTGTCTCCCATATCGTCTTTCTTTGTATGTGATAAGAATATCGGTAACCATTTTTCTCGTTGTTCTTTTGAAAATTTATTTTCTAAAAACCAACGTATATACTGAACACTTAAAAATTTTCTCTGAGCATATTTACCTTTTAATTTACACTCAATTTGCGGGCCTGTATAAGCACGTAATTTTTGGGATGCTCTAATAAATCTAATAGGAATAGTGTTTTTATACAATTCAACAAATTTACCATAAAGTATATGACTTACAAATAATGATTTAGGATTACACTTCGGTTGCAATTCTATAAGAATACTCGTTAATGTTTTAAATACAGGATTTTGATCATATATTTCTTGTAATCTGTTTATAAAAGTATTAGCTATATCTTGTAAAAGATAATCATCAATACTTTTCTTTTTAAAATCATTAAGTTTTGTTTTCTTGATTTCTTTAGGGAAATGCGTCTTACAAGTATAAATAAACTTTTCATCACCCTTATCATCTTTATCGTCTTTACCATCTTTGTCGTCTTTACCATTCTTATCATTCTTATATTTCATACAACATTTTCTACCACATACTTTACCATTTTTAAATAAACCTTGACAATTATAATCATCACCATCTAATATATTAAATGTATCCCATAGTAAAATATTATATTCAGAATTCATTATACACAGTGACAAATTTCTCAAGCCTGGATCGCAACAAAGTGTTATCATCTAATATAATGTAATTTAAAAATTAAAAAATTTTAACTTAATAAGTAAAATAGAAATCAATCAAATAAACATATTTGGCGATTTTGATATTATAAGTAAAATGTTTTAAATTTAATTGCGCAATTCGTATAAATCTGTATATAAACAACAAAAATTAACCCAGTCATTATAAGAAACAGAATATTTAAATGTAGATCTTAGAAATTTATCAATGTCATTATAAGATATTTGCAATTCATTATGGTAGTATTCTGAAAAATTATTACACGTATTTTTGTTTTTATATGTAAATGTAAATTTGTTTTTTAATATACATTTTTCAATGATATATTCTGTCAAGTGATAAGAAACTAGGTAACTTAAAAAAAATGGTGATGACATGTGAAATCTTTGTTTAATAGATTCGTATAAATCTATAACATCATCTGTTTTACGGTAAAGAAAAATATCTATGGTATTGTTAATGTCTTCTTCAAAATCACTTGTATAATAATCGTAATCCATATGACAGGTATTTTTACATGAATTGTAATGTAAAATATTTTTAAATAAAAAAACTATTTATTTTAGGTGTTTTTTCAATTTTTAAACATTAAATTTTTTTATTTTATTATACTATATTAAAACAAAACTATGGCTAATATTTTAGAACTCATTCAATCAAATGATATGATTAAAGTAGCATTGATCTTACTTGGAGTATACATTTTTTTTAATTATACGAAATGGGGTACTAAAAGAACAGAAAAGATGCAAAATTATTATGGAATTATGCCTGAACAATTAGAAAATGTTCAAGGTGAAGAAAAACCTCTTGCAGAACCCGAACTACAAACAATTGAACAAGAACAGATTGGTAAAAATGCCGAACAAGAACAGATTGATAAAATTGTAGCTGGAGAAGATCAAGTTAAAGCTGATGATTTATTGCCAAAATACGATGCTGAAAATGAATTTGCAAAGGAAAATCCTGTTTCTAAATTATTAAAGGAACAAAACTTCTTAATCAGTGGATATCACGTTGGAATCAATACAGTTATGCAATCTAACAAAATTCCTTATCACGATATTCGATCGCTACCTCCTATTCCAAAAGAAAATGCAGGACCTTGGAATCAAAGCAGTTACGAACAAAGTCCTGCTCAAATGAGAAGATTCTTTGAAATCGGTGTATAATACATCAAACATAAATAATAATTCTAGCAAAAAAAACAATTATAAAATTCTTAATGAAATTTATTTATCATTAAGAGCAATTAAAGACAAGCAATTTAACAAATGTAATTTTTATTTGTTTGGTAATGCGCAAGTTTTTGCACGTTTTGAACATACAGCTCTTATGCTTTCATATTTATCTAATACTTCTTCAAATGAAGGCGAAGGTGTGGTGACAAATGTTTTTTGACGAAAAGTTTGTAAATTTTTATAATATATTCTTTTGGATTCGTCTGATAGTTTAGAACTTGGTTTAGAATGATATAATTTTTTTAGGCGTTTTTTTTCATCGTTATAACATTTTTGTTCTTGTGCTATTAATTTTTGATTGACTTTGTTTCTGATTTCATATAGCCATTTCATAAGATCTATTCTACCAGATAAAAAATTATCTATTGGTATTTCTTTGCAAAACTCTTGAAATGATTGTCTGCAAAAAATACAAGGCATTGTATAACCTAAACTTAACAACATGTTTTTAAAATGACGTCTTATTATACGGTGCTCTTTATTATTATTATCTAATTTTACAGGATATCCGCCCATTATACATGAAAATAAAAAGTACCAACCACTAGGCCCCCAAGATTTGGTAGATAAACCAGATGTTGAATTATATTTTGAAAAGTCTTTCATATAAAATACTGTTTAAAAAAAGTTTTATTAATTAAGGTAAAAAATCAATTAAAAAACCTGGACATATATAAAAGAATATGTATAACAATTCGACCGGAGATATTGATATTGGTAATTTAAATATAAATAATACAAATAATAAAAATAATAAAAATAATACAAATAATACAAAACAACTTTTAGATGTGTATTATTATATAGATTTAGACGATACACAAGATAAAGAATATATAACGCGTTGTTTAAAATTAAATATTATAGTTAATCAAAAACATTTTGAACTCGATAAATTCGAATATTGTAATATAAATATACTAACAAACGAAGATGATGTGATAAAACGAGGTCTTTTAACTTTTAACAAGATGTTTAAACAATTAAAACTTAAGGGTAATAATAAAATTTGGTTTGTTTATATTTCTCGGGGAGATATAAAACAAATATATAAACAAGCATTTGTAACATTGGTAAATAAAAATCCTAGTATTAAGTCTTCTTCTTATGCTATAAATAAAAGCGATATAATAATCAACAAAACCGATGATAAATATCTTAAATTAAATGTTATAAAAGAAATAAACAAAACTTTTATAGAACTTTTTTGTTCTGAAAACAATATAACTTATACTAATTTATTTGAAACTTAATCTATTTTTATAAAATGTTCTATAGGAAATCTTATGTTATTACTTGAAGATATTGCGTGTAAAAATATAATCGCAGAATTTTGGTCTTTTCTGTATTCTCTAATGTCTCCAACGTATCCTTTATAAATATTTAAATTACTATTTTTTAAGTATATTATTTTTACAAAATCACCTCGTTTGATGTTTTTGTATACTGTGATTTCTTGATTCTGCTGTTGTTGGTTGTCTTGGTCTTGTGTTTGGTCTTGTATTTGGTCTTGTATTTGGTCTTGTATTTGGTCTTGTATTTGGTCTTGGTCTTGGTCTTGGTCTTGTGTTTTTACAATATTTTTTTTGTTGGGTTTTTTATTAGTAGTGTCGGATGAGTTTTGTAAAAATTGAAAAAAGTCCATAGTTATACAAATTTAAAAATAAAAGTATTTAGTTTTTAAATTAAAAATGTTTTATTTATACTTGTTATGTTTTGTTAGTATTTTGTATTATAGGAAATTTTTAATCCGAAAGATTTTTAAATTATTTGTAAAGTTAATGAAGTGGAAAATTGACAATTTTAATTATATAAAACAAGATTGTTTTACATCGACTAGATGTGATATTGTAGGTAAATATAATATACAAAGATATGATGTTGTACATAATAACAAGACTCACAATATAATATTTGTAAACGAAACTGGGAACGAAAGTGAAACTGGGAACGAAATAAACGATTTTAGATCAAATATAGATAATTATTTATTAAATAAAAACATGATAGTTCATTGTAGTATAACTGAAAAAGTAACTGAAAAAGTAACTGAAAAAGTAACTGAAAAAGTAACTGAAACTGTAACTGAAAAAGTAACTGAAACTGTAACTGAAAAAGCAACTGAAAAAGTAACTGAAACTGGCAAAGATGATATTATAGATACAACGGAAGAATTTAGAAAATTTTGTTATTATTATGAAAAAGGGGTTATATTATTACCTTTTTTTAATCATATTCAGAATTATGTTAGGAATAAAGGTGACAATGATATAAATATTTTTGATTATGATTTTACAATTTATTTAAATGATTCTGAATTTACAGAATATACGTATAGTATTCGAGACATTTTACATTGTAGTTTTGATATGTTGTTTGAATCAAAAAAATTTATATAATGATTATTTTGTTTATTATTTTGTTTAATGTGAAAAAAAATAATAAAAATATAATACAAGTGTTTTGGATGAAAAGAACAATAAAACAATTAATATTAAGTGGTGGTGGTGTAAAGGGGATTGCGTATATAGGTGCTTTTAAATACATTGATGAATTGATACAAAAAAGAATATTGGAGGAAAAATTAGGGGGTTTTGATAAAGAAAAGTGTATGATTCCAGAGTTTGATATAAAAGAAGTGTGTTGTGTATCAGTTGGTAGTATTGTGGGGTTATTATATATATTAGGATATACATATGAAGAATTTTTAGATGAAATAATCACAAAAGATTTACATAATCTTAAAGATTTTAAAATAAGAAATTTTTTAAATAAATATGGTCTTGATAGTGGCAAAATGATTATAAATTGGATAGAGACATTAATTATTAAAAAGGGTTATTCTAAAGATTTGACGTTAAAGGATATTTGGGATTTGTTGGGAGTAAATTTCAGGGTAGTTGCTAGTAATTTAAATAAATACGAATTGGATATTTTTGATTATAAAAAGAATCCGGATTTAAAGGTTGTGAAGGCTATTAGAATGTCTATAAGTATACCTCTAATTTTTTCTGTGGAAAGGTATCAAAATACAATATATGTGGATGGTGGTATAATAAATAACTTTCCTATAAAAATATATGAAAATGAATTGGATACTTTATTGGGATTAAAGTTGGTAACAAGAGGGGAATTTACAAGTCATATAATAGATGAAAAGATTGATACGTTTGACAATTATTTATTTCATTTAATGACTTGTTTTTTAGTTCAAAAAGAAAAGGAAACTACATTATCGTATAAATATATTGATCATACAATTTGTATAGAAGCACAAAGTGTTACACACACAGTTAATTTTTCTTTAAGTGAAGATGATAAGCGTCGTTTAATTGAAATCGGTTATGAATCTGCTAGTAATTATTTTAAAAATGTTATTGAAGAATAATTATTTTCGTGATATAATATTAGAGAATATTAGAGAATATGAATGAGGATTATGAAGTCATTAAACAAATAGGACGGGGTTCCTTTTCTAATGTATATTTGTGCAAACAGGAAATTCCATTATTTATAAGTGAATCGGATCATCACGATGAATTATTTATAATTAAAGAAATTAATATAAATAAACTAGTAAAAAGTTATATTTTAAAAAATGGTGGTAGTAATGTTAAGAGGGTATCTCGTAAGGTAGGAAGCGTAAAAGAAAACAATGATAATATAGGAGTTAATATAACTCCTTATGAAACCGATGATGTTTTGGATAATGCTGAACAAAATTATTATTATAAAAGATTACAGGAATTAATAGAAAGCGAAATAGAAATATTATCAAATTTGGATCATCAAAATGTAATAAAATTTTATGGGTATACCCATCAACATGGTATTTATTATTTACGTATGGAATATTGTAATGGAGGTGATGTATACGAATTTTTAAAGGAAACTTCGACGGTTTCCAAGTTTAATTTGTTAATAGATAGAAATAGTTCAGGTGGTTTTACAAATACATTTTTGTATGAATTTTGTTGTCAAATTGTAAATGGATTGGATTATATTCACAACAAAAATATTATACATAGAGACATAAAGTTACATAATATATTGATTAAAAATGTTAATAATAAACTAGAATTTAAAATATCAGATTTTGGATTTGCTTGTTATGATTTGTCAGATTTGTCAGATTTAGCAGATCAAGAAAAACCCATTAGTGAATCAATGTGTAAAAAATATTACAAGTTGTGTGGTACGCCATATTATATGGCTCCGGAAATCATTTTAAATATTAATAATATGGAAAATATAACATCTTATAAAAATGGTAGACCTAACATAGTTTCTGATCTTAAAAAAACTTTTATTTATAATAAAGGAATAGACATATGGAGTTTGGGGGTATGCATATATGAATTGATGTTTAATATACTACCATTTTCAAACATTAAAAACATTAATGATTTGGAACGTTTTTACAGTTTGGAAACCATTCAGGAAATAATGGATAAAAAGATTAACAGAAGAAGTTGTTTAAAACCAGATTTTAAAAATATGTTGTTATCAATATTAAAAATAGATAAAACCCAAAGATGTTCTGTTTCAGATATAGATTTTTTTTTAAAAAAGTGTAATGGAATAAGTGGTTTGATAAACGATAAAAACCAAGAACAAATAAATATACAAGATATTGTAAATTGTAGGGAAAATATGTTTGTAAAAAATGAAGATATGAAGCAGCATATTATTAAAAATCCAGTTATAAAAGAATCCAAAATAAATAACGAATTGAATTTGTCTTGGGAAAAGATTAACAAGTCGAGTTCATTGATAATGAAAATGAGTGTACAGGGTGGTTTTTTAAAATGGTTATTTAATAAAAAATAATAAATTTTTGGGTGAACCGTTATATTAGTGATAAAGTTAGTAATTTTATATTACTATTTTATATCTGGTATAATTTTACATCGTATATTTTGTGTAAATACTACTATAAACAAGTATATTTTGTGTAAATACTACTATAAACAAGTATATTTTGTGTAAATACTACTATAAACACGTATATTTTGTGTAAATACTACTATAAACACGTATATTTTGTGTAAATACTACTATAAACAAGTATATTTTTGGGGTAGTTTAAAATATTTTAGAAAATACTACTATAAACAAGTATATTTTTGGGGTAGTTTAAAATATTTTGTGTAAATACTACTATAAACAAGTATATTTTTGGGGTAGTTTAAAATATTTTAGAAAATTAATATCATAGTGTATATTAAAGAATGGTTAAATTTCCGTATTATATAATCATTGGATCAATTGTTTTGCATTTTTTATGTACTCGTTTTGTATGGGAAACTGGTACGTTACATTACACAATTAATAACAGTACAAATATTTATGATATAATTCATAATAATACTCTTGATTATTCGAGATTTAATTATACAAAAAATTGGTACTTGTTATTGTTTATAATTCCAGTAGTTTTAAATACTAGTTTGATAACAAACAATATCGTGTTGGAATTTGTAATCAAATTTTGCATCATATTAATATTTCGAAGTATATTTATGATAACAACAATTTTGCCTAAACAAAATGGATGTTCAGTAAAGAGTTTATCATTGTTTGATATGACGATAGGTGGTACGTGTTATGATAAGATTTTGTCTGGACATTTTGCATTTGGTTTGCTATTAACATTAATAATGTTCAAGTATGATTTTATAAAACCTAAATATTATTATTATTTTGTAGTACTTAACGTTATTCACGCAATTATACTAACAGTTACAAGATCTCATTATACATTAGATGTAATATTGGCTTTATGTGTAACATTAATGGTTCATTATACACCTTACAAACACTTAGGCAACACA